TCATAATACAACTCGTTGCCCTCGTTTACAAATAGTAAATCTCTTTTACGTCCTCTAACTTTTTGTGGCTGGTCTAATGAAATAAATTCAACAAGATTTTCATTTAAGTAATATTCTGAATTTGACTTGTTATGCAAAGTTTCTTTATAGCAATTATGTTTTTGTAATATAGAAAAAAAATCCCTCATTACAGTTGCACGTAAACTTGGGAATGACTTACGACATATTGTAATTACTTTATTTGTATTATTGGTGCAATACTTAAAGATAACCCATAGTAAAATATTATAAGTCTTACCACTCCTTGTACCACCTTGTTCAACAATTATTTTTTTATCACTATTAGATAAATGCTTGTAAACCTTATTGGTCTGTATCTTCTGTTTTATCAATTATCTCTATTTGAAAATTTGTTGGCATACCGTCAGCACCAGTTATTTCTTGCCTTTCTATATACCCTCTTTTTTTTCCTTTTGTCTTTAAATAAAAAATTGTAGCTGCTGTTGAGTTATCAGATATTTGTTCGTGTAATTTACTTTCTGCAAAATCTAATGCTACGTTTTCAATTTCCTTAACTTCTTTTGAAAACTGTTCGTCTTCGTTAAGCCATTTGTAATATGTGCTTCTTGGTATATCTGATTTCTTACAGGCCACTGTAACAACTCCTAAACTTTTTTCAAGTGCTTTTAAAAAACTTTCTTTTTTTATGTGTCTACTTTTGTTCATAATTATATTCCTTTAAATGCTTTCAATGGGTAGAAAATTAAACTATTCCTGTAACCTTTTTCTGATGTTTCTATTATAGGTGTTACACCGTGTATATTCTTCCAAGCAGGGTAAACCAACATTGAGTTATCTTCTTGTGCAAATGTTACGTTGTAGTCTGGAACATTTAAACAACCACCGTTAGCGTTGTTTCTTTTTGTTAATATTACGTTTACTGCCCCAACTATGTTTCCTGTATCTCTATGGTATGCTGCTGCTATATTATAATTTGATATACTACTTGTAAATATATTTCCAAACCTCCATTTCTTATTTATGTCTTTAAAGAGTTCTAACTGCCTTTTATAGATATTTGGTGTAAGTTGTTTAATTATTTTTTCTGACTCAACAGAAGCTGCCCACATAGCTTTTATGAATGTGTTTGCAGTCTTTTCTCTATGTACTGCAGATATTGTTGGATATGGTCTACGCATGTGTGCTTTAGGCGCAATACTACCTAAAATTGAACTCATCTGTATTGTTCCCTCTTTCATAGCTTCTTTTCGTGTCATTCCCTCTTGATATACTTTTTGGAACACATCGCTTCTTTCTAATAATGATTTCGGCACATTATCACTTCTAAACTCTTTGTTGCTTATAGATATAAGCTGACTTAATTTTTTACTATATTTTGATACGTCTTTAATATAAAAACCAATAATTTCATTATCAACTTCTAATAAACAATCTTCTTTAATGTTTGGCTTAAAGTAAGGACAATTATTTCCTATCTTCGTTTTGTGTTCCTGTTGTATTAATTTAATTGTTTTCATATCGTTGTATTATTTTTAAACATTCGTCAGAGTTTTTAACTTCAATATCATGCTTGATATTTTTTACTCTTGTCTTGATAGTTTTTAGTTGTCTTTCAGATTGATTAGAACCTCTTTTTAATCTTCCACCTGCACCGTCTCCATTTATTTTTATAATGTAAGGCGCACACTTTTTTATAAAATTACTATTCATAAACCTATCTCCCTCAAAAACTGCTATCTTTTTAGATTTTTTAATGTAGTGTAACATTTTATCTAAATCTTTCATTACTGCCATACTTAATTTATCACTACCACTAAAAATTGAATTATCATATTTCCCAACAATAATATGTTTTTCATTTTCATTAAACAAAAACAATCCAAGCTTATACCCTCTTGTATTATTAAGTAAGTTTTTCATTACCCAAGTTTTACCTACACCACACTCCCCAATAATTAATATAATCATAAATTTTTAAAAGCATTTAAAACAACCCTGCCTACATCTTGACCGTCCTTTCTTGCTTTACTAATTAATTCATTAGCTTCGTCATAATCTCCTGCTTCAAATTCAATCATTAATGCACGCTTTACTCCGTCAGTTTTTTCTTCTAAAGTTTCTCCCAAGTCAATATCATCTAATATAGAATAATCTACATCTTCTTCTGGTTGCCATACGTCCATTCCCCAATCTTTTAACTGTACGTTATCCCATTGGTTTGCAAGTATATCCCAATCCCATTCTCCGAAGCCTACATTGTCTTTTATAATAAATTCTTGTTTCTGTTTTTCTGTTAGGTCATCTGCCTTTACAATATACACTTCTTTAAATTTTAATTCTTGACATGCCTTGTAGCGCATATTACCACCAAGTATAATATTGTTTTCATCTACAACTATTGGTCGTAACCTTAACATTTCTGGAAACTCTTTTAAAGATGTTTTTAATTTATCAAATTTACTATCTTTTATTATTCTTGGGTTTGCTGTATTTGTTTTTACTTCTGTAATCTTTACTTTGTGTATCATATCTATATAACGTATTAATTGCTTGGTTTTTAAAAGTCTAATGTAAATGTAACAAAACACAAATATAAATTTATAGTTCTGTAATTATATTTTTCTGTCGGCTGCAAAAATTCCCACCCTAACATAAATCTGTCGTGTGGGAAGTGTAACGATATTTCAAGTTCCCAATCCATTATAATGTTCCTCTTGCATCATTTACTGAGCCACTACCAATAATTATTTCTCCAGTTTCGTTTTGTTCTTTCCATTTGAAACTTTTTAAAATTAAATTAACTCTCCTGTCGTATTCATATTTATTTTTTCTACTTAATTTCCTGTAACCTTTTTCATTATCTGTTAAATCATCATCAAGTCCTTTCATTACATTGTTATATCTTATTTTTAAAGAACCATATCTTGAATATAAAGTATTGTATTTATTTTTCAATATATTAAATTGTTTTTGATTTTTGTAGTGTTCTGTAACCTGTTGATTCAAAACTTCAACTTTATAATTATGGTACATATCTAATATTGTATGGTCTAACATAATTTTATCAAAAAGATGTTTACGTGAATGTAAAACTGATGCGTGGTCTCTATCTACTATTTTACCAATTTTTTCATAAGAGTAGCTTGTAGTTTCTAATGCAAGCTTAAAGTATAAACCCCTTAATTCAACTAAATGTCTTTTCCTACTTCTTGTGCCAATATTAACATCAGCCGTAGTTTCAATGTATGTTACTATTTTTTTTAAATCATAGTAATAATCTTTTTGTATATTTTCTTCCATAATTAATTTGTTCTTAATTTTAATAAATTCCAGCATTCTATATATTTTTGTCTTGCTTTACCTTTGTACTGTTCTTTAAAAAGTTTATATAATTTTTTTGTGTATTGATATTTTGTAAAACAATCTGCAAAATATTTTTCAGCAAATTTAATTCCTTTACCTTTGAAGTATTGCACGTTATCTGCACTGTCTCCAACTATACATTGAGCATAAAAATTAAACATAGCTTCATCTTCTGATATATCATATACGCATTGATGTTTGTAGTGATAGTTGTATATAAGCGCAGGGAACTGTTTATAGTCTTTATCTATTGAAACAATCATTACTTCGTCTCTACCAAAATCACTACTTATTTGATGCCAATACCTTGCAACTGCATCATCTGTTTCAATACCGTAACCAACAATGCTATCATAATAATCAATCACGTATTGGTGCATTTCATTTAGTAACGGTGGCTTCTCTTGTTTTTTTCTATTAGCCTTGTATTTATTTGTTATAAGTTTTCTAAAGTTTCCTCGTGAGCCACTGAAACATAAAACTTTGTCAATAGTATATTTTTCTTCAAGGTCATTTACTATCTTCATATACTGCTCATCAAACTTATTTCGTGCATCGTTAATGTCAGTATAATATTTTTCATCTTCTGGAGTTTCACGCTTTTTATAACAAGAAGCAAATATCAAGCTGTCTGCATCTACTAATAATATCATAATTCTTGTATTGTGCTTTTAAGTCTTTCAAGTGTATTTTTATCACTTATTTTTTTCTGTTCAACGCATAGCCTAATTATGCTTGGCAAATCATTATATAAAGTTTCTACATTAAATACTAATTGTTTATCGTAATCTCCATCGTCATAAAGTAAATATAATTCTCCATTTTCTGCATATAATGTATGAGTTTCGTGTATGTAAGTTGATTTGTTTTCCATTATTGTTTTACTGTTAGTTTTAAATAATTTTTTTCTTTAGAGATTTTTACTTGATAATTTATAGTAATGTCTGTTATTTCGTTATCGTGTTCTGTATAGTGTTCTATTTGCTTTTTTAAGCCTTTCCAAACTGCATCATTAACTTTCATTATCTGTTTTCGTATTCGTCAAATTTTAGACCTATTGAATTGCATAAAAATTTTTCTTCAAACCAAAACATATCATTTATTTCTGTTTCAGTAGGTGGCGTATCATAATAGTATTCCTCAAATGTATATTCAAGCATTTCTAATTCTTCGTTTGTAAATTTATGTTCTGCTGCTGCATTCCAAAATTCAAAATTTGTTAAGTTGATTTGTTTTGTATATTTCATTTTATTTTATATTTAATCGTTCACTAAATTCATCAACAGTATCATAACCTTTCTGTATAAGGTCTCGTTCAATTTCTAATTCTAAAATTTCAAGTTGATTAAGAACATAAGTATTATGCTCAAAAGATGTTTTAAATAAATCAATTAAATTGTGTAATCTTTTTTTGTGTAACATTTGTTTTGTTTTAAATTAATAATTTTTATAGGTCTTTAACTATTTCAGATAAATCAATACCTCTATCAATATTTCTATTCCATTCATCAGTTCCTTGCAAATTTTTGTTTGCTTTAAACCAAAAGTCTAATTGTTGTAACTCGTATTCTGCTCTTTCTACTCTATTCATTTTGTTTTGTTTTAAATTATTAATAGAACAAATATAAAAAAAAATAAAGTTATAAACAAAATTATTAATACTATTTATTTAGATTAATTCTTATTGCATCATTTTCTTTAAGCAAGTACACTTCTTTTGTTACTCTTTTTTTTGCCCACATTGTACTATCTGGGCAATATTTCTTTTCGGTCTTTGGCATTTCTAATGTATTCAAGTAATACATAAAATTACCTTTAGTATCATTTACAAAATAAATTTTTACTACATCTTTATCAAGCTTCATTAAATTATCGTATCTATCTTTTTCAAGCATTTTAGTGTCATAATATTTATTCCTAAATTTCATTTCAATAACACAGTCAAGACCTTTGGGTGTTTTACCTTTTGCATCAAAGCTTTTGTTACCTTTGCCCGTCCATTCTAATTCCCAACCGTCAAAGTTTAATAATTCAATAGTTGCTTTTTCAAGCTGATGTATTTTATTTTTCTCCATTATTCCATATAATGTTTAAATCTTTTATCCACTGCTTTATTGTTTTTGGATTGCAGGTGCAAGGCTTATGGTAATTGTGTTTGTAATATTCTGCGTGTAATTTGCATACCAATTCAAACTCTTTGTTAGTAATGTGTTGTTTTGTACCCAACCTAAAGGTTTCCCATTTTGCATAGTCTTTCTTATTAAATTTTACCACCTGTCTATTTTTATATTATTTAACTTTTTTCTTCTTTCATTACATTTGCATTTAGTACCTCTGTATTTATGCCACGCATCTACAATGTATTTTATACCTGTGTATTTTGTAAAAAAATAAATTACGTTTCCTAATTTCATATTTTTAACTTTTTAATATTCCAAGCTTCTCCAAGTTTATTTAATATTTCTATTAATGTATCGTTTTCTTTAGACTCTTTCCAACGACCATTAGTATAATATTTATTTAACTCACATTTTTTTAATTCAATAAGTTCATCACTGTTATAATTTCTATGCGTTAAAAATAATGCTATTGCTTTTTTTGTCTTCCAATTATTACATATTCTTTCAAGTAATAATCTTTGACCGATAGGTAATGTGTTTCCTTTCCTTTTAACTTCTATTAATATTAATGCTTCATTATCAAACTCAAATACAGCATCGATATCTGTTGGGTGTATTAAACCATTTTTAATTCCAGTAAAATCAATCCCTTGTTTTATTTGCCCTTTATTTCTAATTAAACTCATATTAATTTTTTTAATTTTTGTTTTACTTTGTTATAAGTGTTATACAATGAATAGTATTGTATAAAAGACTTCCTGCTTAAAGATGCAATACTTTCTCCTGCATTAATTAATTCAAAAACCTTACGGTCATACCAAAACATTTTGTCTAACTCTTTTTTAATTTTATTATATATTTTATCATAGTTTATATCTATATCAGACATATCAATATTTAAGTCTTCAATATTTAAAATTGTGATATTTTTTTCTTTACGCTTTAAATCTAAAAACAATGATTTTAATGTTTTAAAAATATAGTAATAATTTATATCTTCATCATACATTATATCCAAACCTTTTATTAGTTTTTTATGCATTTTAATATACATTTCTTGTACTATATCTTCTGACGTTTCTTTTGAACAACCAAAACTCTGAACTATCTCTATCCAGTTATTATGCTTGTTAGCAATTAAAATCATTGTATTTTCTATCATTATGCTAAAGGGTCGTATATATTATTTACAACTTGAGGTAAACCAAAATCATTAACTTCAAAACTAAAAGTGTCAAAACAGTAACCCCT